CAGGGCACGCACTATCCGGCTCAGGGGCAAGTGGGTTGAGATCGACCCCCGCAGTTGGAATGCCGATATGGATGTGACGGTAAATGTCGGGCTGGGGCACGGCACCAAGGAAAGCCAAGCCCAGTCGGACATGCTCATCCTTCAGTTGCAGCAGCAGATCATCCAGATGCAGGGAGGTATTCAAGGGCCGTTTGTCATGCCCGAGGATGTCTTCACCGTGCTGAAAAGGGTGGCGAAGAATAACGAATACCATCCCGATACGATATTTACCGACCCCAAGGGGCAGCCGCCGCCGCAGCCGCAGCCTGATCCCAAAGCACAGGAGGCCCAGGCCAAACTGCAACTAGAGCAGCAGAAATTCCAGATGGACGCCGAGGCCAAGAAGCAGGAAATGCAGATGAAGCAGGTGGAGATGCAAACCGAGCTTCAGCAGGACAGGGAAAAGGCATCGGCTGATATAGCACTGGAGCGGGAGAAATTCCTTGCGGACATCGCCTTGCAGCGCGAGAAATTCCAGGCCGAGATGGCGTTGGAAAGCCAGAAGGTGGCAGGGGACTTGGCGGTCAAGCAGGCGACTGCCGAGCATACGGCCGGGCTTAAAGAAGCGGAGCAGGAGAGCAAGCGCGCTGCCGAAGCATTAGCGGCAGAGAAGTCCAACGGCGAAGATAAGAAGCCTACCGTTAATATCAAGGTAGAGGCCCCCGAGGGGACCACGGCTACGCAAGCGGACTAGCGGTATATTTTCGTTTTTGTGGATGGGTGCGCCGGTAATATTTTAGTTTTAGGAGTCGTTTACATTCTCGGCACGCCCGTTTTCCGCTCCGTAGGGTAATGAGGTTGCGTCCAGAAAAGGGATGGCCGCGCTTGCAATGAGTTTTGGCGGCGTTGACTTTTGCGTGTGGGCTATTGCTCCGTCCTTTTGCAACCATGTCGGCCATATTATCTGCGTTGGTCCCGGTCCAGAGATGAGCGGGGTTAACGCAGGCGTGGACATCACAAGTGTGGCAAACGAAAAGTCCCGGAGGAATGGGGCCGCTAACAAGAGCATAGGCGTGTCGGTGAGCAGGAATCATTTTCCCCTGAAACCGAAAACGTCCGTAGGTTATCGTCCCCCTGCTGTGGAGGCGGCTGGCTTGCCATAGCCAACAGTCGTCGGGGCCGCGAATATCGACTTTGGACCAGAATCGCTTTGTGTCGTGCATGATATTCTCCATGTGTGCGACTGGTATGATACCCCATTAGGGGAATGGGTGCAAACTATTCTTGCCCCGTAAGGTGGCAAGATGCGCGAGGGCAATGCGGAAACCCCGTCCGACGTTGCCTGTGGCTGCAAAGCCCCCCGGGTCGGCACTGCCCGGGGACGCGCCCCAACCCATTGAAAAGGCCGAAGAAACGATCCCACCATTAGACAATGTGCCACAGGTTAACAAGGAGTGGCTTGGCGAGGCGCTGGCCCAAGCTGAAAAACGAGCAAAGCAGCGCGATGAGGAGGCTCTTATGATCCTCCTACTAGCAATGGAGTAGAATATGCCGGGTATGTTTGATCAGCCCAATATGTTTGGGGAGGGGGCGGTCAGACAGCCATATCCGCAAGAAATTGAGTATTTTAAGGCGAATCCAGGGATTGCTGGCATGGCAACAGAGGACGGGCGTGTCGTTTTAAATCCGTTTATTGATTTAAAGCCGCAAGAGCGGGAGTCTGTTGTTTTAAATGAAATGGCGCGTCTTAAAATGCGCGAGGGGATGCAATCACAGCGCCCCGATTTTAAATTAACTTCGCAACAAATACAGGGGCTGATGGGGACTCCCTATCAGGGTAACCCTCAAGCCTCTCGGGAAACAATAGCGGCGCGGCTTTTGTCAGGCGACCCATCATCAGGGTTACAGACATTCGATCAAATGGATTTTGTGCGCGGGTTAGCAGCGCGCATGGGCGTCAATCAACAAAGGGGCCACGCGGGCGCTGGCCGTGGCTTGAATAATTAAAGCAGCGCAAACAAACTGGAGTAGAATATGACACACGGCAAGACATACGAAAAGGGCGTTTCCGTTAGCACTAAGAAGCAGTCTAGCGGTAACGACAAGCTGAAGACCTCGCGGCTCAATGCCGGTGGCGACCACTACTGGAAGGGCAAGCGGTCCAAGGCCAAGATGCTGAAAGGCATGAAGTACTAGATGCGGAAGCACCGCGCTGTCGGCGCGAAGAAGGGTGAGCCGTTGAAGCGCGGCGCGTCCAAGGGCGGCGACAGTTATGCCGTCACCGGCAGCGACACCTACGACAAGGGGACTACATTGTCCTCCATGTCATTCAAGGGTGAAAACCACCGCAGCGCAGATCGTTGGGTTGCGGCCAAGAAGGTTGGACACCACACCTCGTGAATCTTGACGAGGAAGGCGCGGAGATTAGGAAGGAAACCAGAGGTCGTCTTGCAGACGAGATGCAGGACAACGAGGTCTTCCGTGACGCAATTCAGAAGTTGCGCGACCGCGCCTTGCACGACTTTAAAACAGCGGAGCCGAATGACGCAGAGGCCCTGATGACCGCCCGCCTGCGGTTTGCGGTGGTCGAGCAATTCATCCGCGACATTGTTTATGTAAGCAAGACGGGCAAACTCGCCCGCACCGCTCTCCAGCACTGGCGAGAAAAGGTCCAGCAAGCGAAGGAGCGACAACGTAGCCAGTAACCTTTGGTAAGTCCTTAGCAAGCGTCTTTTCGGAGATAAGCCGCGTGTATCGTGGCCGCCCTAGGGGTCAAAGACTGGCGAAGGCCGCAGCGATGCGTCCGATTCCCTTAGATGGAGTTACCAATGTCAGAAGATACAGCAACCCCGGAAGGGACTGTAACCAGCGTCGATATCCCGGCCAAGACCTTAGACGGCTCGGATGCGGCGGCCCTAGACCTAATCGAAAGTCGGCTCTCTCCATTCCATGGAGGACCAGAGCGGACTGACGAAGACCCCGATGAGATTACCCCTGTAGAGGAATCTCAAGCGGAGGATGCAACCGAGGAAGTCCCTGCGGAAACAGAGGCCGAGGAAGCACCCGAAACGGAAGAAACTGAGGTAGAAGAGCCTACCGAAGAGCCCGAGTGGGTATTGCCCGAGGAATGGACCGTTGACGAGATGGCCGAGGCCATTGGGGTTGAGCCCGATGCGCTGAAGAAAAGTCTCAGACACGGCGACCAGTCCTTGGACGATGCGCTCAAGGGTACTCTAAGGGAGGCCGACTACACTCAGAAAACCCAAGCGTTGTCTGCCGACCGCAAGGCCTTCGAGGCCGAGCGCGAGGAAACAACGCAACAGTGGCAGCAACGGTTTCAGCAGATCGACAATATCGGAGCCCTGCTTGCCCAGCAATTGGACACCGGGCCGACTGAGGAAGACCTACTCAGGCTACTCGACCCCAACATGGCCGAGTACGACCCGGACAGCTACCACAGGCTCAAGGCCGAGCGTGACCTGAAGATGAGCGGCATGCAGGAATTCGCCGCGCAGCGACAGCAACTCATGCAGCAGGCCGCCGACGAGCAGCAGCAGAAGATACAAGCATACCGTACCGAGCAGCAGGAAATTGCTCGCACGAAACTGCCTGAATTAGCCACCCAAGAGGGCACGGCGAAATTCCAGGCCAGGCTTGAGGATCAACTGCCGCAGCATTTCGGCTTCTCGGTAGAGGAAGTAGGCCAGTGGATGAATGGCGCATGGGATGTGCGTCAGCTTCAACTGATCGACGCCGCGTTGAAATACATGGCGTTAGAGACCAAAAAGCCTGAATTGGCTAAGAAGCTGAAGCCGCTCCCGAAAGTCCAAAAGCCGGGTGTGCAGCAAGGCAAGGCCGATACGACTGCCAAGGACCAAGCCGCCCTCCGTAAACGCTTGAAAACCGGTACACGCCAGCAACGCGATGAGGCTGCGCTGGGGATGATGGACCGGATGCCCCTCTTCAAGGAGTAACACATGACGCTAACTACAAATGTGTTTACCCAATTTGATGCGGCGGGCAACAGAGAAGATTTGAGCGATTTCATTTGGGACGTAAGCCCAACGGATACGCCCTTTGTCTCCTCGATTGCCAAGACCACATCAACTGCGGTTAAGCACGAATGGATGACCGACGCATTAGCAGATGCGGCGTCTAACCAACAGTTGGAAGGCGACAGCATTAGTGCTGCG